ACCTTCGCCGCTGTTCAGGTTGCCCTGAGTGTTACCGAAGTCACGGTTGAGGATGTTGCTGTCAACCTGAGACACCAGTGCGTAGTACTGGCGAGGAGACAGGACAGCATGACGTCCCTCTTTGGGGACATTCTTTTCATCGAGAATTGCTGCTGCTTCGAAGAAAGCGTCAACAAGATGCTGAGCAGAGTACTGGTTACCTGCACCAACGTTGATGATAGAACCACCGGGCTCAGGACCTGGGGCTGCAGTAATGGGATGAGCTTCACGGGCAGCCTTAGCAATGGTGCGGAACACCTTCTTGTCATAGGCTTCAGCCAGAGCGTGACCGATCTTCTTGGAGATCTCGGACCGCAGACTGTAGTGAGCAAGAGTCTCATCGAGGTCATAGATGAAGGCGCTGGAGATCAGCAGGTCATCCATGATGATGGTCTTCTCTGCCACCGGGGGATCACCACTACCCAGAATCGGAGTTCCAGGGGTGTGGTAGGAAGCTTCCATCCGACCGGTGAAGATGAACTGCATAGACTTACCGTTACGCAGGGTACGGTTCTGCACAGTTCCTTTGGCGATACAAGCCGACTCGTAAGCACGGAACATCTCACCACTAAAAAGCTTCAGGTAAGTTGCGTACTTAGAGTCATAGTTAGACCCACCTTGGGTAAGGTTAAGGGTTGAGGGGTTCGAGTTTACCGAACCGATTGGAGTAATAACTGTATTAGTCATTGTTATAGAGAGGTTTGTATAATGATTCCTCTCTGACGTCAGAGATATTTAGTTGTTATATGTGGTCTATCCCACCGTCTAGACGGCTAATGGGTATCCTCGTAAGGGCCAGAAGCCAATGACTGGGGGAGGAATCGAACCTCCCCTACACCATCAGTCGATCTCTTTATAGATCACGCCGCGATAGCGAAGAGCATCAGTGTGATAACGCTGTGCACGCTTTTTCTGTGAGGCGAGGAAACGAATAAGATTGATAGACATAGTTCGTACAAGAATAAACTTAAGCCCCGTTCCATGCTTAAGCAACATGCGTCCCGAAGGATGAACGTACGAATTAATTAGCCAATGGCAGGTGCCATAAGTGCCACGGGAGTTGTCTCCACGGATGCAAGATCAAGCGGGAAGTTATGTGCATTCCGCTCATGCATCACCTCGAAGCCGAGGTTGGCACGGTTAAGGATGTCAGCCCAAGTATTAACAACTTGACCTTGCTGAGCAACAATGGATTGGTTGAAGTTAAAGCCGTTCAGGTTGAACGCCATGGTAGATACACCAAGAGCAGCAAACCAGATACCAACAACAGGCCAAGCTGCAAGGAAGAAGTGGAGACTACGGCTGTTGTTAAAAGAAGCATACTGAAAAATAAGACGACCAAAGTATCCATGAGCGGCAACAATGTTGTAGGTCTCTTCTTCTTGACCAAACTTGTAACCATAGTTCTGGCTTACTTCCTCAGTCGTCTCTCGAATAAGGCTAGATGTGACCAAGCTTCCGTGCATAGCACTAAACAAGCTCCCACCAAATACGCCGGCAACGCCCAGCATATGAAACGGATGCATGAGAATATTGTGCTCCGCTTGGAAGACAAGCATATAGTTGAAAGTTCCAGAGATACCGAGGGGCATCCCATCAGAAAAAGAACCTTGTCCAAAGGGGTATACCAAGAAGACTGCAGTGGCGGCAGCGACTGGAGCTGAGTATGCAACAAAGATCCAGGGACGCATACCTAATCGATAGCTAAGTTCCCACTCTCGTCCCATGTAAGAAAAGACACCAAGGAGGAAGTGGAAAACGACGAGTTGATATGGTCCGCCGTTATATAGCCATTCATCAAGTGTATTAGCTTCCCAAATTGGGTAGAAGTGTAGTCCGATGGCATTGCTGCTCGGAACGACGGCTCCTGAAATAATGTTGTTTCCATAGAGGAGGGAGCCAGATACGGGTTCACGGATTCCATCGATATCTACAGGCGGTGCTGCAACGAATGCAGTGATAAAACAAATTGTGGCAGCCAGCAAGCAAGGAATCATAAGGATTCCAAACCAGCCAACATAAAGTCGATTGTTAGTAGAGGTCACCCAGGAGCAAAACTCATCCCAGGTAGACCTCTGTTGTTGTTGAAGTACAGCGGTCATTAAAAGTGCGGGGTTGTTGTTGTCAAAGGGTATGTATTTGAGCACTTTAATGAAGCCCTTCCAAGGCTCACTTCCAGTGAAGGGCTGTACAAATTAGATCAGAAGGTATACTTCAGACCAGCTTTGGTGCCATAGTTATTAGAGTCATCACCAGTGATGAACGAGACCTCTCCGTATACGGAAAGGGCCTCACTCAAGGGGATGGATCCCCCTGCTTTACCAGACAGTTCAACCTCACTGTCACCACCGTCAGGGGAGACGATACTAGGTCCTCCCTGGACGTACCAGTTAGAGCCTTCAATACCGACGTGGTTATCAACCACGGTGCCAGCGTAATCAGTACCAGCAAAGCCAGAGTTGGCTTCCACATTCACGTAGGGACCAGCAATAGCGGCACCATGTGCCATGCCGAGGAGGAGACCGGAAGCGATAATAGATTTCATGTTAATAGTAATTTGTTTAAAGTAATTAGTAAGCTTTGCGACGATTCTTATCGTTGAATTTAGGGGTAGATGCTTTGTTTACGAGAGAGCCCTTGCCATTCTCGTCAATTGTGTAGTCACTTTCACTTTGGTTGTTTCCAGTACTACCGTCATTATCATAAGTCCCGCTGATTTTAGTATCAACGTCGGGAGTAGCAGTAGGTTTAGTGCCGAGAGCATTTGAGATAGCCTTGACGCCCTTCAACCCTTTAGCTACATACTTAAGTTTCTTCTCTTGATCCGGTTTAAGCATAATTAGAATCCGGCTTATGTGATTTAATTTTCATAGATTTGTTAGACAGGATTGGGTTACCAATCGCTGCCATCAACTTACCTTTCTGCTTTGCAGATTTCTTCGGACGTTTTTGTCCTTGCTTGTACATTACCAAATACCGGGAATGATTTGTCCAGTGATTGCATAAGAGCCCAAAGCCGCCATGACGCCAAGCATTGCAAGACGACCATTAAGCTTCTCAGCCTTTTCATTGTGAGTTTCGTACACGTCGATTACTTCCATAGGTGGTTCTTTAGCGAAGACGTTGTAACGTCCACCGTCTTCAGTGGTGGTAGTCATTTACTTTTTAATTTTTACGCAGTTGTTTACGCGAGTACCGCCTTTAACTTTGGTACCCGATTTTTTGTAGCCCTTCCAACAGGAAGGATCAAGACGTTGCTTGATGGCTTTAGGCTTACTTTTTGTAGCCACCTTTACCTCCTTTGCAGGATCCTTTTCCTTTGTGAGCCATAGTTAGCATTTCCATTTACGTAGTGCCAAAGCTTTACGGGTTGGCTTACCGTTCTTTTTCATCGGACCTTTAACTCCGCTCATACGAGCGCAGAAAGATTTCTTTCGAGGACCACCTTCAGGCTGGGGAGCCTTCAGGTTAGATCCAGTTTCACGGTTATATTTTTCACGCCCTTTCTTGGTCAAACCGCCAGAGCGTGATTTATGTTTTCCGATTTTGAGGCTAACGTTTTTTGCCATCGTTCATTACCGAAGAGATAAGAAGACCAGCAAGACCTAGACCTCCGCCAGCAAGAAGCTTATCGATACCAGATCCTTTACTCTTCTTCTTACCTTTCTTGTAAGCTTTGTATTCGGGAGTACCCTTTTCGTAATTTGGCATTAGTACATAAGCTCAGTTGAGCGTTCGAGTTTGTTCATAATGTCCTGACGATACGCAGGGTCTCTGTCGTAACGAGGATCATTCATTGCTTCGACAACTTCAGCTTGACTCCTAAAGACATCAGCAGTCTGTACTGGAGTACGACCTGACAAGAAATCATCAGGCTGCCAACCTTCCATCTCAGCCATGCGGAATGCCATAGCTTGGACAGCAAAGAAGCATGACTCAAGATCACCTTTAGACATGACCGCGTCATACATTTCGATAGTCTGCTCATCGCAGTTATCAGCTGCCCAACGCAACATGTTTGTATACTGCTCTTGACCACCAACAACATCATAAAGACTCTCAGTCTCATCTGATGTCAGTTCATGTGGTTGATTCTCAGCACGGTAATCCAGGTAAGCTTGTGCAATATCTGTTGGATCGGAATTACGAAGGGCTTCAAGAGTGTCTTCGTCATATTCTGAACTAGATTGCTGCCACAAGGCTTCCATCAAATCAAGCTCTGTGTCCTGCTCCTCAGATTCTTGAGGAGTGTCATCGCTATCAGTAGATTCAGTTTGATTGGATCCGAACTTCTGTTGCAGCTCAAGATAAGCTTGCTCAAGTTGTTCAGCAGATTCGTATTTACCAGCAAGAAGTTGTTGCTGTTCCTGTTGCAGTTTATCTCCTACCTCAAGAGAAGTAAGTTCATCATCAGAGAATTCAGGTTGGCCTTGATCAGGCTGATAGGTCAGTGTTGTCATATGCGGTTTGTGAGCGGACATTTCCCAAGCCAATCTCAGTCACGTAAGCGACACTGCGACCGAGAGTTGGAGTACCTACCTTGGGCTTAGGTTTGTATTTATTAGTTTGGTTACTGAGATACCGTCTGTCTTTAACCGAGAGGTCCTTGGTTTCCGGGGACTCCTCCAGGGGTTGGAGGTGCTCCGCCTTCTGGACCGGCTTGCGGGTTGAGCGGGAGGCCGCCTTCTTCGTTGGGCGGACCGGCTTGGCTTGTGTCATTAGGTAGTTGTTGTAATTGTGCGGCTTGCTTGGTGAGAGCCAGGTCTTGATCCATAGCTGCTTGCTGCTGCATCTGTTCCTGTTGCTCGCTCTTAACTTGATCCATACCTTTAACGAGACCAAGTTGATCAATACCCATAGAGCCAGCAAGACGCCGGATCACTTCTTCAGGGTTGATGTATGTCTGCAGTGCTTCAGGTCCCATCGTCTGGGACAAAGTCTGCAGGAACTCAGTCAAGCTTTCACGGTCAGCGCCACGACCCAATGCATTGATACCAGCAACAATCGTAGGTTTAACTAGATCATTGGGAAGCTTAGGGATAGCGCGTGACTTCTGAAGCAAGTCAAGTTTACGGCTCAGATATGGCACAAGGAACTCAACGGTCAGCAAGGAGAACAATCCTCCAAGTTGACTTTCAAGTTCTTGCTGCGTCATCCGAACCTCTTCCGCAGTAGTCCGTTCCGAGTCACGTACATTCATGACAAGGAATGCTTCACTCAGTCTCTTCTGAAAGACTTGTGACTGTTCAAATGCTGTGCGGAAGTCAGCAGTCTTTCCAACCTGAACGACACCAATGTCATCAGGGCGACCTTGAACAATTGCACCGTTACCTGCAGCCGCAAGAGTGGCAGGCTTGGTGGTGCTTGAGGGTGACACTACAAACACGACTTTTGCAGCCGCTGCAGAGCCTTCTACGAGGGCCTGAGAGAGTGATTCAAGTGACTTAAGGTCACCCATAAACTCTTCAACACGACCTCGACCATACGCTTCACCATCTACGTAGTTAAAACGAAGTGGGAGCCATGGGTTTTTATCTAATGGAGCTTTACCGTAGCTGCTAGGAATAACTTTTCCGTAAACCTCTTGATACCATGTCACTCGATTGTTGTCTCGTTTGACATGTGTGTATACATCACACTCACCAGGGTTTACTTCATACTCATTAGCAACAGGGTTGGGCTTAGCCTCAGGTAGAAACTTCTCAATGAGTTTCTTGCTGACGGTTTCACGGGTGACGATCTCTACAACATTACCGTTACCATCTCGTTCTACGACATAGCGATTAAGGGGATACAGCTTTAGCTGATTCTTATTCATAAAGATCAAAGCGTTACCCGCTACAACCAAATGCTTTAGAGCTTGGTGTACAACGACACGGTCATCGGAAGCTGCAATAGATTCCATGATCGTACGCTCGATCTTTGCGAAAGATGTATCCATCTCTGTCTTAACACTAGGGTTCTCTTCAAAGAGTCCAGGAGGAATGCCAGCCTCATCTACCTGCAACTTAAAGAAAGTAGTCTGAGGAGGGAGAAGAGCT